AACGATCACGCGATGGACGCTTTGCGGTACCTGTGCCACCGGATGGCGCGCTCTCGCCAGTCCGGGGCCAGCGCGTGACACAAGGTCGCTCTACCAGGCGTGCGATCTCGGCGAGTGCCTCGGCCTCGGTATCGAACTGCAACGTCTCGAAGTCCTCGTCTCGCTCCCACTCGGACCACGTCATGCCCTCGGCGCACTCCTGGACCATGATCTGCTGCTCGACGATCCACGTGGTGTCGCCCTCCTCCCAGATGAATGGCTCCACGACCAGTCTGGTTGCGCTACTCATGACGTCTTGACCCAGTTCCATCCGTCGTTCTCGCGGATGGGTATGATGTTCTTTGCGACATCCTGGGAGAATCCATGAATGAAGTTGTTGAGCAGCACATAGAGGCTGCATCCATCCGATACGACGACGCCGCGGTAGCCCGTCGGGTTGCCGCTGTTGTCGTCGATGTCCTCGACGCGGTTGCCGGGGCTCAGCGGCCCGCTGGTCGGGTTCGGCGCCAGTTCGCTGAATGTCGTGTGTCGCTTCATGGGGTGTTCCTCTGTTGGAGTTACTCTGTTCTACCCGCAGTCGAATATACATGTCCAGCACTTTGTTTTACTTTCCGCATAACAGTTGAGCCCGCTATCGTTTCTCGTGTCCTCTGAGCTTCGGCCGTTGCCGCGATTCTGGCGCATCACATCGCCGACAGAGTAGGATGTGCACAGACGAGGTGATCAATGTCGTGGTACCAGCCGGGATCGTGGGGATGGGTTCAGCGCGCGGTCGCTGCGATGTCGAACGTCGAGACTGTCGACCATGGGGCGAGTTCGGAGGGCGACTATGCGCGGCAGCCGGGGTACTCGGCGCTTGCCAGCATGTCAGCGTTCTCGCGGTTCAGCTACGTATACGCCACGGTCCAGCGTCGAGCGGCGGACATGTCGGGACTACCGATCCGGATTTACGTCGGCCATCCCGAGCGCGATCCGGATGCCGAGGTGCTGACCGACCACCCGCTGTACACCCTGCTGGACCAGCCGAACCTGGACACAACCGGCGAGGAGTTCAGGCGCCAGTTGATGGTCGACCTGCAACTGACGGGCAACTTCTACGCGGGCAAGGTCGGAACCGAGAACGCACCACCGATCTCGCTGATCCGGTGGCATCCCGAGACGGTGCGGATCGTGCCCCAGCGCTACGGTCGAGCGATCGCAGCGTACGAAGTCAGCATGGGGGACGCCGGGCGGAAGTATGCGCCAGACGTCGTGATGCACATCCGCTCGCCATCGTGGGAGTCGGGACCGGCTGGCCTGTACGGGCAGGGCGTGATCCGGCCATTGAACGACGAGCTCAATACCCACATGGCAGCTAGAAGGCACCAGATGAAGCTGGCCGGTCAGGGTCGGCCCGACGTCGTCCTATCCCCGGCTGACGATGGCGACATGTGGGGACCGGACGCGCGAAAGGAGGTGCTCGCAGCCTGGGCGACGATGAGCGCCAAGGGTGGACCGCTCGTGATGTCGGGCGCGGTCAAAGCCGACTTCCTGAACCTCTCGCCGCGTGACATGGAATACCAAGCCTTGAATTCCGAGATCATCGCCTCGATCATGGCAGCGACCCAGACGCCGCCGGTGATCCTCGGTCGCGAGACAGCCAACTATGCAACGGCGCGACAGCAGGACGCCGTCTACTGGCGAGGCATCCAGCACGACGCGCGCCTCATCGATGCAGGTGTCACCGTCTCGCTGGCCGCGATGTATCCGGAGATCCGAGGCAAGCGGATCTATATCCGGCACGATTTCTCGGGAGTGCTCGCACTGCAACTCGAACGCACCGCCCAGGTCCAGCGCGCGCATCTTCACATGCTCGCCGGTGCCGCGCCGTCTGATGCCTATGCCTACGAGGGCCTGGCAGGTGCGCCGGTCGCTGACGAGCCGATCGACATCGGATTCCCCATGGCGCTCGGGATGGAGTCAGAACAGCGCAACGGCGGCGCCTGTGAGGTGCGTCAGCGCGTGATGACGGCCGATGCGATGGACGGGTGGCTGAGGTGGGAGAAGCAGCTACAAGGGCCGGCAGAGCGCCAGATCAAAGTGGCGGTCGCGTCGTACCTCTCGGCAGCCAGCACGCGATACCAGCGGCGGGTATCCGAGTCGTTCGCCGGCAAGGCGATCGCCAACGGTGATGGGCTCGTGATGGTTCGGGCTCCGGTGATCTCCGACATCGAGGCAGAGAACGAGGAACGGTCCGAGATGCGGAAGTCGATCGGTCGAACCTGGCGCTTGGTGTACCGCCGGGCGATGTCGTCGGCGCTCGCTTCGTTGCCGGTTGACGTTGTCGAGTTCGATCCCGATCGTGCTGCGGTGGCGCGAGAACTGGAGAAACTCGTGGTACATGCCACCCGTACGCAGACCGACGCGATCCGGAAGATCGTCGAGGAGGGCCTAGAGAGCGGGTGGTCTGTGGGTCAGATCAACGCAGCGATCCGAACCAGTACCGCATTCGGCCCGGTTCGCACGCTGCGGATCGCTCGCACTGAGTCAACGCGTGCCGTCAATCTCGGGACGCTGAACGGGTACCGGCAGGCCGTCGCCGCCGGCGTCAAGCTGAGGAAGGTGTGGCAGGCACAGCCCGACGCTCGAGATACCCACCTGGAACTGGACGGACAGCAGCGATCGGTGGATGAGCAGTTCGTCATCCCCAGCTCGGGCGATCGTGCGGACTCCCCTGGGACGTTCGGGATCGCGTCCGAGGACATCAATTGCCGGTGTCAATTGTCGAATGTGGTAGCAGACCCGGCGCCGCTTCTGGGTTGACGCGATGGCCGGCAGGGTGCTATTCCTGAGCCAACCGGGATAGATCTATGGAATTGGATCGCGATCTACTATTCGCAGCAGTGAGAAGTGGGGTGATCCGTTGCCTCTCAGGTCCGCTGGTCAGCGAGAAGTCAATCGCAGATGGGGATGCGCCAACAGATGGCGACGATCCGCCCACGTCGGTAATCGCCTCGACGTCCACGCCGGATCGGTATGGCGACATCATCGTCCAGCAGGGATGGGATCTCGCACCATTTGCCCGAAATCCCGTGATCCTCTCGGCACACGACTACAAGGGCATAGCCATTGGTCGCGGTGAGAATATCCGACTGACAGACCACCAGAGCGGTCCCGCGCTGGCTATGGATATCGTGTGGGACGTTGGTGTTGAGGGTGGCCGAATCGCACAGCATCAGTTCAAAGCGGGGTTCGCACGTGGTGTCTCGGTGGGGTTTCGGCCGATCGAATGGCAGCAGCGATCCGAACTTGGACCCGACGATCCCCGGCGCGCAGCCAGCGGGATGATTATCCAAAGTGCCGAACTGCTCGAACTGTCTACGGCATCTGTACCGGTCCAGGCCGAGGCACTGGCCGCCCGCAGTTTGGGCGATGCGTTCCGCGCTGCCGGTGGGACGCAACCAGAGATCCCCGGACTCTGCCGAGACGATGTGATCGACATCGTACTTCGCGCGCTCGAACTAGATGGACGCTTGCGGATGGCAGTCGCCGATGCCGCTTCTCAAATCAAACAACCCGCACCCCGAAACGGGGTAGACGCGCTGGCCGATTGGCTGGCGGACATGGAGTGACAATATGGACCGCAACGACGCAATCGAAACCCTCAACGCCATCCAGACGCGACAGGTCGAACTCTCGGCCCGTGGCGATGAGGCGGCCGTCAAAACCGAGCAGATCGAGAAGAAGGTCGAAGATCTCGTGGCGGCACACCGCGCGCTCACAGAGAGGGCATTCGTCGAGCCAGAGCCCCATGGCGGCGACTCCAAATTGGCCGAGTACGCGAACGTCGATGACGCCGCGGCGCCGGTCAACTGGACGACGCGATCCATGTCCACCAGACTCCCCAGCGGGACCACGGTACAGGGCAAGGCGCACGGCCTGCTGACCGATCCGGCGCCTGCTGACGAGTGGCACGCTACGCTCGTGCGCGACTACACGACGAGGAACCTCGCACGAATGGCCCAGCGGATGTCCGGCGGCACGGCGAACACGCCGAACCTCGACGTCAACCTGTATCGTCACCTCCAGGCGTGCCCGTCTCCGGTGCTGCGAGCGGCCATCACCAAGGCGTTCTCGGATACCACCAACGTGGGCGCCGAGTGGATCCCCGATGATTTCCTGCCCTCCGTCTACCAAGAATTCCAGACGCCTCGACGACTGCGCGCGTTGCTCCAGCCGATCGCGGTGACGAACAACACGCTCCTTCGCCCGACGCTGACGCGCGGAGCCCGGCCGTACGTGAAGGGCCAGATCACGACCGACGACCCGCGGAAATACACCGCCAGCACGCCGCAGACCGCCGACAAGACCATCTCGATGTCTGGCCTCTCGGTCCTCGTGTACTGCGATGACGCGGCCCTCGAAGACTCCGCAGTCGCCGCCGCACAGATCCTCCGTCGCGAGATCGTCGCGGCCCTCGAAGATGGCTTCGAGGACGCGATGGTGAACGGTGACTCCAACGCCACCCACCAGGACGCGATCGCAACCTGGAATATCCGTAGCCGTTGGGGTGCATCCGGGCTGGGCGGTGACAGCGATCATCGGCGCCTGTTCTTGGGTTGGCGCGCTAAAGCGTTCGATTCCAGCGCCACTACTGACGTCTCCGGAACCATGAACGTGGCGAATTTCGCTACGATGATGGGCGTTCTCGGCGAGCGCGGCACGGGCAACCTGATCGGCGTCGTCAGTCCCGAGGCTCTCGTCACCGACTTCCTCAAGATCTCAGAGGTCCTGACTGTCGACAACTACGGCCCGAACGCGACGATCCTGTCGGGGCAACTCGCCTCGTTCATGGGCGTACCCCTGATCGTCTCGCGGTTCATGTCTGCCGATCTCGCAGCTAGTGGCTTGTTCACCGGCAGCGGTGCGCTCACCTCGTCCATGCTCGTTGATCTCGACGGCTGGCAGCGGTACACCAAGCGCGGCGCCACCGTGGAAGTGGACAAGGAAATTGTCAGCGGGACGGTCGCGTTCGTCGCAACGATCCGTGAGGTCATGGACAGCCCCGACGCCGCCGCAACGAAGAACGTTTCGCTCGCGATCAACCTCTGATCTTCGGAGATCATCATGGGATACATTTATCAATCTGTCGACATTGACGATGGTGCTGCCGTCACGACGATCAAGGCCGTCGCCGTCGGGCGGAAGGTGCGCCTGGTTGGCGTCATTCTGAACAGCTTTCTCGCGGCGACGCGTCACGCGACGAACTGGAAGAAATTCCAGGTGTTCCAATCGGACGAGGCCAGTATCGCGTGGGTATGGTCGCTCGACGCTGACGAGTCAGACGCCGACTTGACCGCCAAAACCACCTACGGATTCGCCCCTGATGGGTTCTCGGTCGATGTCGCGAAGGCGGCTGTCGGTACCGGGGCCACGCTCGAATACGATGGCAACCAGACGATCGTCGTTCGATGCCTGCACGACAATTCGGGAGTTGCTACTCAGGCCCGCATGACGCTCATTCTCGAACCGGTGAGCTAGTGGCGGTATATCTGGAATTCCAGGGCTGGCCCTCGCCTGGCGCTGACGGCACCGTCAGCCGGGGCGATGGTCAATACTCGGGGATTCCGGACCAACTCCAGAACTGGTCACCCGGCGAGATCCGCATGCTGGTAGACAGCCCTGGGTTCGACTCGTCGGCAGAGGCGAAGCGCCTGATCGATCAGTTAGGCTCGAAGAGCGAGGCGTTTGCCCACCTCAGCGGGCGTTCGCGGTTCGGGTTCCGGAAGTCGACCAGGCGGAAATACGAGACGCAATGAAACTGAAATTCAGCGGACATGGACCAGACGACAGCGACCTGACGATCGCCGGGTATGGCTGTCTCTGTTCTGGTGACACGGTCGATGTCTCCGAAGCTGTGGCGCGGGTCTGGATGCAGGCGTATCCGGACGCGTTCGCCGAGGTCAGACCCAGACGGACGCGCGCGATGAGGGCACCACCAAACCCGGTCATGTCTGCCGATGGGGAGTGACCGATGCCGCTCACATCAGCCGCCGCGCTCTATCCATACCTGCCGGGCCTCGACAGCGGCGCAGACGCTGATCTGACCACGCTAATCACGCGTGCTGAGTCATCGATAGCCGACTACCTCGGATTCCCACCTGCCACGGTGGGCGGCGCCGCTGTCATCAATTCGGCCGCCTATACGCTGTACCTTGACGCCCCGATGACCGTGAACGAGCGGGTGCTCCAGCTACCGGTCAAGCCGATCACGGCGGTAGCATCGGTCCACGATGACGCGCTGTGGGCCTACGGATCGTCCGAGTTAGTCGCCTCGAGTCAGTACACGATCGTCGGCGAGCTCGGGCAGATCTGGCTCAATCCGGACGCCACGCACGCCTGGTCCAAGTCGTTTCGGGCGATCAGGGTGATCTTGACTGCCGGGTTCGCTGGCGCCAATCCAGACAGCGCGCTGACCGTCGCGATCCTCGAATATGCGGCTCTGCTGTATGAGCGCCGGAAGGGCGGTGCCGGACGACGTCGGGCGTCTGCCGGTGGCGTGTCGAGCGACTTCGATCTGCCACCGATCCCAGATGCAGTCCGGCAACTGCTGCGGCCATACCGGATGCCGTCGCACTGGTTGTCGTGATGCTGTGCGAGGTAGTAGCGATGCTGGCCGCGATCCTGATGGCCATCGTGATGATCCACTCGATCCTGATTGGTGACGGCGATGGCTAGTACGATCACGCTGGACGAATTCGCGGCGCACATCACGCGGATCGGCGAGACAGAATTTGGCCGGCGCCTCACGGTGGCGCTTTCCACGACGGCACTTCGGGCAGAGGCGGCGGCCAAATCGAACGCCACGAGGCGGCCAAGAGCGCGCACAGGGCGCCTCGCATCGTCAATCCGGGGTCACGTGCAGACCATCGGCGGATCGCCCGCTGTGGTGCTACAGGCGGGCGGCCCTGGCTCACGAGGGATCGTAACCTATGCCGGCACCCAAGAATTCGGCGCGACGATCAAGCCGACGGCGTCTGACTTTCTACGGATCCCACTGGACCCCGCCAAGACTGCCGCGGGTGTTGATCGATTCTCAGGTGTGCCACTTCGCACCGTCGGGGACTTCTTCCCGTTCCGAAGCGAGAGCGGACGGCTGTACCTCGGCCGATACGGTGACACCATCGGAGGCGGAGCCCCGCGGGCCTGGTACGCCCTCGTCAAGAGCGTGAAGATCAAGCCGACGTATTTTATGCGCCGGGCGATGGAGACGGCGATCGGCAAAATGGAGCCTGATCTACGCGATCTGTTCCGCATATCGCTCCAGGGCGGATCGACCTGATGGCTGTTCTCAACAACATCCACGACGCACTGATCAGCCAGATCCAAGGCGTGAACGGATCCGGCGTCTACACTCACGATCTGAGTGGTACGGGCAAGGTGGGACGGGTGCGAACGGCCAGCCCGCCCATCGGCCCACCATATGCGACGATCGTGCTGGACGAGGTCCGGTCTGGACACGATGTCGTTCTGGGGAGCTACCGGCGCGATTGCATGTACACGATCGTCGGGTGGGGGCTGACCGGTGCCGACACCGATACGGCTCGTGAGGAGGCCGCGGTCAACATGCTCGACGATCTACTTCGCGCCATCGAGTCGGATCGGACTCTGGGCGGGCGCGTCTACGAGGTGATCGCAAGCGGTCGGTCATTCGTCGCATCCGAGGTCGAGACGGGCGCGCACTATCCGATCGCCGTCCTTGAAGTAGAATGCTACCTCAGAGTCACCACGGGGATCTGACATGTGGATCAAACCAGACACGAGCAGCACCCGATGGCGGCGCCGGGTTGCGTTCTGCGTGGACTTCCTGTCTGGCAGTAGCCCGAACGACGTATCCCTGAACCTCACCCAACTGTCGGACGTGTTCTGGGACAACGTCCGGACGGACGGGTACGATCTCCGGGTGACGGGCGCGGATGGGATCACCGCGATCACATTCGAGCGCGACTCGTGGAGCAAAGCGAACCGGACGGGCGTGCTTGAGATCGACAACATGCCCTTCTCCACGACGGATATCATGGCGAACGGGTGGCTGTATTTCGACCACACGGGGACGCCGTCAGACGTGTCCACATCGGTGACACTGTCGAGCGCGAAGACGGCCTACATGCTGATGCAGGGCCAGATCCCGGCCGACAACGTGGTGGTCTGGCGCCCAGAGCGGCGAGGCGCGACCAAGCCACGGCACATCGTCGTCAAACAAGCGGGCGAGACGATCTACGTGTGGTTCGACATGTCGCGAGCACTGCAACGGTTCGCCCGAGCGCAGCATGGATCGGTGCTTTTCGAAGAGATCGACTACGTGAAATTCGAGGTGCTAGACGTCGCATCGGCACAGGCCGGCATGTTCGAGGAGGGCACGACGCGGATCCAGCACCCGGCGCTCGTGCGCTGTTTGGTCAAAGCGGGCTCAAGTGGATCCGACTACACGGCATCACTGACCGTGGCCACGTCCGAGGGGCGTGTACTCAATCCGCGCGCATTGATCAAAGTCCAAACTGTTAGCGATTAAAGGGAGACATCATGGCACTGGCATACATGGGAAGGGGATCAGGACTCGGCCTCGGCAAAGAGTTGAGCGGCAACCCGTACGGCACCGCCGTAGCGCGGTCGTGCTGGCAGGAATTGGTGTCGTGTAATCTTCAGCGCACGTTCACGCGGCAATTTCGGCCGAACCTGTCAGCGACCAACGCGATCCAGAGCGAGATCTTCCTATCCGACGAAGCGGCAGCGGGTGACGCAGAATTCGAGGCCGTCTACAACTCGCCGGCATTCGGAAACGTCCTATTCGCTGCGCTGGGCGCGGGCGCGACTACGGGCAGCGGGCCGTATACCCACGCGATCACGACAGGCACGGCGGCAACGGTGCCCGCGTTCACGTTGGAATTTCTACGTGGTACCGGTACGGCCGAGGTGTTCGAGGGCATGAAATGCTCATCACTGACGCTGTCGCAATCGGCGGGCGACATCATGCGCGTCCGGACATCGTGGATCGGTCAGACGTCGGGCGGACGTACCAGCGGCGGAACCCCCAGCTACACGGCGAGCGCCGCACCGATCCTGCATTCACAGGCCGGCTCGCTGTCGTGGAACAGCCTCACGTTCGCGAAGATCTCCAGTTTCGACGTGACGATCGACAACTCGCTTGAGCGTCGGCAGTATCTGGGATCGGCACAGACCACCGAGCCCGACTTCTCAGGGTTCCGATCGATCACCTGCAATCTGGGACTGCACTGGGACGTCGACTCGTTCCATAGCGGATTGATCGCCGGCACATCGAGCACGGCATCGCTGCTCTTCACCGGCAGCGGCAACAACCGATTCACGACGACACTCTACAACGCGGTAGTGTTCGAGTGTACTGACCCGAT